TAGTTTTAGAGGAAAAGTTACTTAATTACCCTATTTAAGTAAATATTGAATAGAAGAAGAGTGTAAAAAAAGGCAAATATTCTAACAGAGTTGAGATGTTTTGTAATTTCTATGGTTTGGGTTAGTTGTGGGTAATTTTGGATTGTATGGTATAATAAGTGTATGAGTAAAGTCAGTGTGCAAAAAAAGGAATTATCTGAGAAACAAGTGAGGGCTGTGGAGGTTGGTTTTGATGTTGAGGAGGTGAAAAAGATTTATAATGTTGAAGAAGATGAAACAGCAAAAACTATTATTGAAGATTTAAAAAAAAATAAATCGGTTACAGATTATTACTATACGCTAGAGCAAGTAAGAGCTGTTGAAATTGAATTATATATGAATGCAACCTTAGATGACCCAGAAGGGAAATCATCTGTAAAACAGAAAGCTATTGATAGCTTCCTTGACCGTGTCAAAGGCAAACCCCAAACCAAAGTCGATGTAACATCACAGGGGGAGAAAATAGAAACAACAATCAATATAATAAAACCTGAATAATGGCAGACTACAAACCACAACCTAAACAGTATAGAATGCATGAGGTTCTTACAGAAGATAATGGGATTAAATATCTTTTGTATGGCGGTGCTGCTGGTGGTGGAAAAACTTATGGCGGGGTTGCCACATTTATAACGTTAGCCTTGAAGTACAATAATTCCACTTGGTTTATGGCTCGTAAAAGAAAACAGGATTTAATGGACTCTACATTTTTAACATTTAAAAAAATATCTAAGAAGTGGGGTATTGACAATCGTTGGACTTATAAAGGACAACCTCATTATATGATAGAGTTTGACAACGGTTCTACCATAAAACTTATGGATGTAGCTTATAACCCCTCTGACCCTGATTTTGATGACTTAGGGTCTAAGGAATACACAGGGGGCTTCATAGAGGAGGCTCAGGAGGTACACGAGAAAGCTTTTAATGTATTAAAGACCAGAATTAACAGAAATAATATATTTACTATCAATGGCGAAGAAATACACGTTCCACCAAAGATGCTCTTGACAGCTAACCCCCATAAAGGGTATTTAAAAAGAATGTTTGTTGATGTAGAAAAAGATGGCATGATTCCGACAAGTACAAAAGAAAGATTGAAGTTGCAAAAAGAATACAAAGACAAAGGAGAAAAAATTCCAAACCATTTACAGATTGAATTTATACAAGCATTATATACAGATAATGAGTACTTACCGAAAGACTACGGAGATGATTTGGAGACAGGGGATAAAGCTCAGACACAGAGATTAAAATATGGTGATTGGGATTATGATGACAGCCAAAACAGTTTAGTATCATTTGACGCTTTAGAAGATTTATATACTAATACAATTATAGGAAACAACGAAAGGTATATTTCAGTTGACGTAGCGAGGTATGGTGGGGATAGAGTAGTGTTGAATGTATGGGAGGGGCTAAAGAGTATAAAAAGAGTTGTAAAAAAAAAGCAAGGAGTTGACATAACAGCAAAGAATGTTAGAGAATTAGAGATGGAACATCGAGTGCCAAGAAGCCACGTTGTTGTAGACGATGATGGTGTTGGTGGTGGTGTGGTTGATTTATTAAAAGGATGTAAATCATTTGTTAATAATTCAACACCTTTTAAAGCAAAACCTGTCAGAAGACAAGTTGTAGCTTCTGTTGAACCCGGAAGAACAGTAGTAAACTTTACTAATCTGAAATCACAATGCGGATTCAAATTAGCAGAGATGATTGAGGATAGAAAAATAGTAGTTGAGGCAGAGGGTAATGAGATTGACGTAATCACAGAAGAATTGTCTGCGGCATTAAGGAAAAAGGACACAGGAGACGGTAAACTTGCACTAATACCTAAAGAAACTAAAAATCAAAATGAAGAGAGTGTCAAGAAAATTTTAGGGAGAAGCCCTGATGTTGCAGATACATTTATTATGAGAATGTATTTTGAGATATTAAAAACTAACCCGGGGGGTGAGCTTTCGGATATTAGAAGAACACCAGTAATAAACACTAGGAAATTCATCAAAAAAGGTGTATAATAAAAATAATATGATAAACAAAAGATTTAATGACCATATAGACAGCATCATAAGTAATTATGATAATGGGGTTATAAAAATAGCAGGAGATATTGAGTTTTCAATGGCAAAAGATATTTCACAATATACGCATTATATATTAAGTAAATATACAGATGATGGAGTTGACGCAAATGGAAATCCTTATAGGTTTAGGAATGTGGGAAATGCTATTGTTGATTTAGAATTTAGAGCAAAAAATCTTGATAGAAAGAATATACAATACACAGCAACTGATGGGGATTATGTATTTTCAATGATTGTAAACAAAGAAGTTCAGCAGTTTATGAAAGATGAGAACTGGGGACAATTCATTGACGACTTCCAAAGGAAGAAAACTGAGTATGGTTCTGTTCTTGTAAAGAATACCGCAGGGCAAATAGATATAGCAAATTGGAATTATATTAAAGCAAATCCAAGAGATATTATTGGTGGAGAGATTATAGAGGAACACGAACTATCACCTTTAGAGTTAAAAAGAAAAGGGTGGAAGAATACGGACGATGTTTTACTAGCACATAAGAAAGTAAAAGACATCTGGGAAGATATAAAAGTTTTAGATATTGATGGGGAATTTCCGAAAGAGTATTTTGACGAGAATGATGATACAGGAGAAACAGTTTTAAAGAATGTCATTTTGGCAGTTGTTTCTGGGGAGAAGTTTTTATTACACGAACAAGATTTATCTGAACTAAGATATAAATACTTCACAAGGAAAAAAGTAGAGGGGAGAGATTGGGGTATTGGTGTTTGGGAAGAAGTGAGAGAACCACAAATTGCAATCAATGAAGCAGTGATTGAAGAAAGTGAAGCAAGAACTTTATCAGGGAAAGTTGTGTTAAAGACTAATAAAAAAGGATTGCCAGATGCTTCCGCTATTGTTAATGGTGAAATGGTTTATTTAGAAGATAATGAATATTTAGATACGCTTAATCTAATGCCATCAGGAGGGCTTCAACAGTATCAATCAAGTATTGATAATTGGTTTCTAAATTTACAAAGAGACCAATCAGCATTTAATGCAATGACTGGGGAAGAAGTAAAAGCTGGGACACCATTTGCAGGACAAGCACTTCAAGCTTCACAAGCTGGGTCAATCTTCAACAAAAGGAGAGACCAAGATGGTTTTAATATTAGAGAAATATTAGTTGATTGAGTTATACCAGATTTAATTAAAAAGATAAATAAAGGTCATAAATTAACAGCTAAATATTCCCCTAAAGAATTAAAACTGATTGATGAAGCAATTATGGCAGAAAATAAAGTAGCTCATATAATGGAGCAACTTGGCACTAATGAACCAGCCACAACAGAAGGGTTATTGGGTGTAGAAAACAAAACAATTAAAGATTTAGACAAGAGAGGCAATGAAAGAGATATACATATCCCAACAGGGTTTATAACTTTAAAAGATGTAAAGACAAAAGGTAGGTTTGACATAACAGATGAACAATCAGATGGGCAAAGAAGATTAAACACTATTGCTTACCAGTTACAATTATTACAACCAGGGGACATTCAAAGACAAGGGTTAATTGATGAGATGATGGAAGTTCAAGGATTATCTGCAGCATCTTTTGGAATGGAGAACTCAACAGGGCAAGCAACCCCACAGCAACAACCAACACAAACACAGAACACCCTTAACCAAGTATTACCACAAGGGCAACAATAAAATATGAACGAAGAAAAATTAAAAGAATTTTATAACGATAAAGGAATGCAAATAGCAGTTTTGGATTTTGTGTATCAAACTATAAACGAGGAAGCTCTAAGGAGAGTTTATAATGGGGGGGACACAAGTAAGATAAGCGAGGCGAAAGAATTAATAGAATTATCATTTAAGAATTTAAAAGATAAATTCACCCCTGAAGTAAAACGGAAGGTTGCTCCGAAAGGAGTGTAAAAAGATTGCAAAAGATTAAAAATAAGGTAAAATAAAAGAGTACAGGTTCTCACTCCTAGCAAAAAGTGATTAACTAGAATAAAACTATGACAAATGACAAAAATACCGAAGAAGACAACTTTGTGGAAACAAATAACAATGATTATATAAATGACGATACTCAAGATACACAAGAGGAAGTTACAGAGGATAATCACAAGGACACCAATTTACAAAAAGATTTAGCTATTCAAAGCAGAATTTTAAAAAGAGAAGGATTTGAAAAGGTAGATGGTAAATGGGTAAAAGCAAAAAAAAAAGAGGAAAAAACAAATGACAATTCAGGATTTTCAAGAGAGGAAGGAAAAATTTATTCAAAGATTTTTAGTTCAAGCCTCCCTGAAGAATTAGCTGATAAAGCTATTGACCAGATATCTAAAATAGCGAAGATAGAAAATGTTTCATTAGATGAGGCATACAAATCAGAATATTTTAATGTTTGGAAAGATAAGGAAGTTAAAGAATTTAAAAACAAAAAAGCTCAACTTGGAGTAAGTAGAGGTTCAACACCAAAAGTGAAGAAAACTTTACAATCATCAGGACTAAGCCGTGATGAACATCAAGCTCTTTGGAGAGAAAAAAATAACTTGTAATTCCTTGATTGTCATATATTAAAAATTAATGAATATAAAATTATATGGCATTAGGAACAGACCACTATACAGCAGCAGATGTTGCAGTATTCACTCCAGAAATCTGGGGTTCTCAAGTAAATGATTTTTACAGAGAAGATTTAAAAATTGCTAGAGCTTGTACTGATAGGTCAGATGAGGTAGCTAACGGTGGAGATGTATTATATACACCAAACACAACAGCTTTCGCGACTAACACTAAAGCAGCAGGAGCTCAAGTAACATTACAAAGCCCAACAGAAACAGCAGTAACTTTGAACATTAATGTTCACAAGGAAACTTCTTTCCTATTGGAAGATACAGACAAAGCAGCACTTAAAAGGTCTTACGTTTTACAAGAACGAAGAATGAAAGATGCTGGTTATGCAGTAGCAGCAGATTTAGAAGATGCTTTGGCGGCATTATTTACTTCATTTTCTGTTACAGCAGGAGCAACAGGGACAGATTTAACAGATGTAACTATCAGAACGGCGGTGTCTAAATTAAGACAAGCAATCAAAGGTTCTTTCAAAAAGCAAGATGTTAAATTTGTGCTATCTCCAAAACAAATCTGGGAAGATTTGATGACAAGTGATAGATTTGTATCATTTGACTACGGACAAGATGGAACAAAAGATGGTGATGCAGTAGGAAGAATTTATAACATTGATGTTATTGAGTCTACTTCTGTAACAGATGATGGAACAGATTATTCTGGAGCATTATTGCACAAAGACGCAATCCATTTTGCAACAGCAGCTTTACCAGGTTCATTTATTAACGCAAACGGAACACCAGGAATTAGAATGCAATCAGATTACATTCTTGAATATCTTGGGGAACTTGTAGTTTGTGATATTAAATACGGAAAAGTTATGAATAGAGCAGATGCAGGTATTGAGATACTTTCTCAAGTAGCATAGTCTTTAGTTAGAGAACCTTTAGGGGTTTTCTATACTGGAGAGTAAGCCAGTATAATATAATAGTATGAAAAATATAATCAAACAAAAAAAAGATATCCCAAAAAAACCACCAATTATGATAGACCCAAACCCAATCAGAAAGTTTGAATTGATTGACAAAGATGGTGTAAAGATTTTTGGAGACAGTAGGGCAGCGGTTATGCAAAAAAGATTAGATAGGCGAACACGAGGAGAAATAATTTAAAAATATGAAAAAATATCAAAGAAAAATAACAGTTACAAAAGACAAACTAATTCCTTATTTAGAGGAAAAAGAAAAGTATGTGGTTGAGGCAAAAGAAGTAACAACACAGTTTAAAGA